TCCCAAGCAATCCAGCCTTTCAAGACGGCTCCCGAAATGAAGTTCAAGCTTCAAGGGGATGGTTATCTTGAGGGGTCGATGATCAGTGCAATGGGTAAAGCGTCGATGGATGCTATCCGGCTTGAGAAGAAACTCGACCATCCTGATAAGCTTATCGAAGGCGCACAGCAGTATGGCGAGAAGCACCACCTGTGGAGTTCCAACCTCTTTGAAAACCAGACGCAAATCTCAAACAACTTGTCGTATCGCTGGGAACAGGGTACTCAATTTTGGGCTGGTACTATCGAGAGTAAGACGCGTCAGGTGATGTACTTTGCGTACACACGGATGTTGGCAGAGAACGGTGTGACCCCAGAGCAGGGCCTGTATAGAAAGGCAGCAGAGTACACCGACATGCAGCTGAACAACTACTCTCACCTAGAGCAGCCGATGATGTACAACCAGCTCGGCTCTGCCGGTAGGTTTGCAAACAACCTAATGTCATACAAACACAACGAACTGAGCCGTATCGCCAACTTCATTGATGGTGCTATGAAGGGAGACAGCGGGTCCAAAGCTCACGCCAAGGCGCTTGCTGCCAACCTCATGTCTCAAGTCGCTGTGGGTGGACTGATGGGAACCATCCTGTATCAAGAAGCTGAGTGGCTCATAAAGACAGTCAGTGGTCTGGTGGGTAAGCCTATAAGTCTGACCAAGTTCTTGTTGGAGCATTCTGATGCGACACGTGGCCTAGCCTACGGCGCTTCGTCTGCTGGTGTGGATATGACAGGCTCTATGGGCATGGGCCCAGTGGTCAGCACGTCACCCTTCCCCGGTGGTGCAAAGCTAGCTGATATTGCTTCTGCTGGCCTTGATATGGTGAAGAACCCCCTCAAGCCTGACTTCTCTGAGATGAAGATGAAGCGGTTCATTCGTGAAGCTGCACCGGGTGCTGCTCAAGGTATTTTGGATAAAGCTTGGTACACCAAGACTAATCCAGAAACTGGTGGAGAGCAGGCCATTAACCGTAACACCCTCAAGCCTACGGCTGACCGCAATGAAGTGGACAGCATGGCTAAGTGGTTCAGTGCTACGGGCACCAACGAGTCCATGCAGAAGAAGCGAGATTGGGCCAATAAGGAAATCGAGATGTGGCATGAAGATAAGCAGCGTAGTGTCGTGAAGAGGATTGGTGAAGATATCTTCTCCAAGGGAGAAATCAAAGCCGGTAGGATTCAGGAATACTTCGATGCTGGTGGTGACCCCACTAAGATGCTGACCATGATCGAGCGTATTGCGAAAGAGCAGCAGTACACACCAACACAGCTTCAGATAATGAAGGACGTGGTGGCAGCGACCATACCCGCTACGCAGCGGTTAGTACGTCAAGGCGTAATGCAGTGACCAAAAAAAGCCCCCTTCAGTCGCAAGACCGTTGGGGGCTTTTCTATTTGTGCTTACTCTTCGACTTCTTCAAGTCCGAGGAAGCATTGTCCGAAGCAAATTCGGAAGAAAGGAAGATGCAAAACAATCATCCAAATGATGCCATCGTCAGACCCTTCCTCACCAGTGATGTGCTCGAATCCGAACACAATTCCCGTAATCCACGAGAACGAGACGTACCATGCAATTTTAGCTTCCACAGGTTCCCCCTCCAGTAAGGTCACAAATATCAACAGGCATCTCGTCGTAGATAGTCTCGCGGTGCTTCAACGCTTCCTCGTAAGGTACTGCTGTCAGGGGTTGTCCTCCTCTGCTTCCGTCAGGGTAACAAGTGAAACCACGGAGTTGGGGAGCATACCTAGCAAGTGTTTCGGCAAAGTGTGCAACATGTGCATCGTTGTTTCCCGCTGATCCCCACGCAGGGAGGTTAATGGTACTAGAAATTGACATGTCAACGTAATCCTGGACATCGGCTTGGAATTTGAGTCGCTTTTCATAGTTGTTTGAGAGGTCAAGAGCTGTTTCGATTGAGTTGGGATCGACACCATAACGTTCGATGAGGGACTGAGCTGTTCCATCCACGACATACTGGTACTTCCATTTGGTTCCTTCGGTGAGGAATCGGCGTTTGTAGGCCACGGCAAAGAGTGGTTCGATGCCCGTGGTCGTCCCCGCCAGAATCCCAATACTACCTGTGGGAGCGATTGCACGGTAGGCAACGGGGCGAGAGATGAAGAATCGGTCGCAGTGTTCATCGGCAGCGGACTTTGATTCATCGCGGTATACCTTTAACCATTTGTGGAGTTCGGGGGTGACTTCGTATCCGTACTTTCGTTGGAGGAGCCACTCGTGCATTCCCATGAGGCCGAGCCCGAGCCGTCGGTTTTTCGCACGAACTCGCTGAACCTGTTCATAAGGTAAATCCGCGCGGAGAGTTCCGCAAACAAGGAATTTAGAGGCAAGTCGAACAATGGACTTGAACTCCTCAAGGTCAACCACAGCGCCGATATTGACGCTCCCAAGATTGCAAACATCACTATCATCTTCCGAAGTGACCTCAGTGCAAGCATTCCTAAGCGTTTCATTCTGTTTGTCTCCAAAGTTAAAGCTGAAGCCCGGCTCACCCGTACTCAGGGCTTGACGACAGTTCTCAAGGAATACAGGATTCTGAGCAAGGACATTCTGTTTCTTAGAGTACATGCCATCCGTCATGTTGTAACCAACCTCCGTGAACGGGAAGGTGCCATACAAGGCAGCATCGTCATAGTTCACAGAGATGTTGGTCATATCCAACGGAGCATGATAATTGAAGTCGATGGCCTTCTGTTGCTTCGTCAGTTCGTTCCAATTCTTGCTTTTAAGAAACGTGCCGATATCTTCATGTTGCCAGTTAAGACTCGCATAAATCGCAGATCGCCGCGAGCCTCCTTGCATGACGTTTCGTCCGATTTCATTAATAGCAAACATAAGCGGGATAGGTCCGCTTGCTGTTCCTCCAGTTCTTGAGAGAGCCTTGCCAGCTCCTCGTAGTCGTGAGTAGTCAATTCCGATACCTCCACCCGTCATCAGACAGGACATTGCTCGCCATGTTACTGCTGCCCATTCTTCTCGCGTATCCTCTTCTGCACGGAGAAGGAAGCAGTTGTTGTATGCTTTGAACTCCCTTCCTGCGTAATAGAGGTAACGTCCGCCGGGCATAAACTTAAACTCTCGGATGTACTGAACAAGCAGCTTGCGATCCTCGGCAGCCATGAGCACAGGGACAGTGCCGTTACGGGAACCGCAAACATCGTCCACAAGACGCTCAGAGAGCTTATCCCAATTGTCGTCAGGACCCTGTGCATATTTGAAACGGAAGACGTTCTCGCCGAAGCTTGTTCTAAATTTAGATTTTTCCAATTCGCGCTTTCGATGGTAGTTTGTTATGTAATTCTTTGTACTCTGCTATAGCCTCGTGCTTCTTCTTGAAGTAGCAGTAGAGGCAATAGGGTTCTCCCGTAACTTTGTCTTTCCTGTTCCACGAGTTGCATACAGGACACTTCCGAGGATAGGGCCGGTAAGGTTTCCAGAAGGACCTTACCCGCGCCATCTCTTCTTTGTCAAAGCAGCCGTGGGGGTTCGTCACCTTTATCTTGTAGTGGTCGTCGTTCTTCGGCCAGCGGGGCATCACAATACTCCTTGATGAGTTCCTCAGTTTCTGCTTCCTCAGTCTTCCGCAGAATGTACTTCTTGTTGTAGTGCCCCTTATCGGCAGGCAGCGTCAAGTCGTGTCGAGTTGTTTTCAATCTCATCTCCTAGTACGGCAACAAGGTCAGCAATGGTGAAGTCAATGAGGTCAAGGAACTCAACCTCATCAAGACAGGCAACGATACGCTCTTTGAGAGCTTCAAGTTCTTGGTGGTTCAAGGCGGATAATCTCGCGGTTAAGGTAGAAGATCGCCTTACGCAGGTCTTCTGTACCATTCTTCAAGCTGGCTCTCCAGATGTACTTCATTGCATTACCGAGACAGAAGTTCATATGCTCGGTAATCTGAATACACTCAACACCGCTGGGATGCAGGGTGTAATGTCGTGGATGCTCAACTGCGTCATGCTTTGGTTCAGCTTTGTAGACGTGAGGCTCTTCCCTTGCGGGGAACCTCATGTTTTGGAACAGCTCACAGTCAAACTCAGGCTGGGTAAAGTCAGGTGTTTCACGCATATTTTTGATTCAAGAATTTCATTGAGACAGTCATCAAGTCAAACGATCCCTCGTTGACCTCGTAAAGCATCAGGAAGCCTCTCCAGTGTTTGTTGCCTTGCGGCCCCATATAGTCTTCATTGTGCTCGTAAAATGAGCCAGCAATAACTGAAGTGATAGGGTTACCATCTGCTCGGTGACCCGTGTGAATTTGCAGTCCCTGTTGATGCCCTTGAATGCAAGACATATGCTTCTTTGCAAGGCAAGCTGCGGCAGTCGTAACAGGCCTACCAAGGAGCCCAGAAACAAAATAGTGGCTATACGCCACGCCGTCCAGCACAACAACGTCAAGGAACCAAATGGAAGTACCAGTATGTCGTGGATGGAACAGCTCAGTCCCTCATCGAACGTTATGGTGTCGATCCCAACTCAAT